TCTATATGGTTTTATACTTACATTTGCATATCATTTGTATCTTGATAACAGTAACTAACTGATTATCAATATACTTTATATTTGAGGAAGTTAGATAATATTTTAAACATAGCCCGGTATCCGTAAGCCATTGTTGTAAATTGCTTAAACGACTTATCCTCACTGGGCCTTACTTCTCCTTGGAACAAGTCGTTATTAATCCGAATATTACCAGGATTGTTATTTCTAAGTCCTCTTGCTGTCATAATATATTACTCCATTATCTAAATTAAACTTGTCTAAAACTCACTGGGTGGCTCTCGATCTGGACATCCATGTTTATTACATTTCCGAAAATCAAGAGCACTATTCCTAATTATCAATTCCGTATTCTTTTCAGTTAGCTCACGGATACGCTGACGCAATTCTTCTATTTTTGCATACAAAGTATCTATTTTAGTATCCAGTTCACCCACTCTTTTTTCCTTTTTCTCATATAATTCTTTCCATTCATCAGCATACTGAGTAATGTTATCCGCTTCTGCTTTTTTAGCTTCTGCGGCAGCCTTACGTTTTCGAGATTCATAAAACATGAATGCTCCAATTAACGGCAGGCCTGCTGCGCTGATAAATGATCCTATCAACTGGACTATTTCTTGCATTTCCATCATTTAAAGTAAAAATAATATGCCTAAATAAGTGGATAATAAGGCTGCTATCTCAATCCAGAACATCGGCTTGCTCTGGTAGAACTTATACCAAAATGCGCCCTCTTTTTCTTTGGCAATGCTTAATGCAGTATACCCTACATAGGCAAGCCATACTAACAACATTGGCCAGAGGTTCAATGCCACCCAAAGTTGCGATCCGGCAATACAGATGATTGCTCCAGCAGAATGTATCTTGCTCTCATAATCATCTTTGAAATTGGGAGCTGAACCAACAAAGAACATGCCAGCACAGGACAGAAATGCAACCCATTCCGTGTTTGGTTTACTTACCTCCAATATTGCAGGCATCAATAAACCGGCAGTCAGCCACATTGTTGCCATAAACCACAATTTATGCTCCAGGTAGTAATAGGTTGCACTTATGGAATAAGGTACACCCTTAGTCTTTACACACACGGCAGCCGTGTAGGCCGCAATAACAAGCATTGAAATAATCGTCAAAATAGTTATCATACCAATCTTACATTTATGTTAATCAATTCTTTCAAATGGGCATATACCGGATTAATCGTACCATAAAAGCAGTAATATTTCTTCCTTACACCGTCTTCCTTTTCCGTGTAATACTTTTCCTGTTCAAGCGTCATGCCTGGCGCATAGAGTTTGGGATCGTATTCCGTGCCTTTGTGATTTTCGTCCATGCGCTCATAAAGAGCAGCCGTATCTACCGAAGGAGGATATATTTCGAGAACCGGATTTATCGGTTGCCGGACTTTCCATAACCAGTCATCGTTAATTACCCGGTTGCCGGTATCCAACTTCCCGTTAATAAATTCTTTCCATTCCGCATGTGCGTATTTGGCACTAATCGCTTCATCATCCGTCAGTGACATTGCAGACACAGATTTACGGGTGATACGGGATAACTGCTTCTCTGAATCGTGCGTTTCCGTGTAGTTTACGGCTTCCTGTAATTCGGCTGTTGTCCTATGGATTACATCGGGATAGCCTGTCACCTCAATCACTTCTACATCTTCCACTGTCTCGGCTGCTTCAATATCAGAGAGAAACTTTTCTGATAGACCTATACAGATATCATTGTAGTCTGCCATCTCATTGAGAGCTTCCAATAACAGAGCTGATTTATACGAATTCCCGTTTACTTCAACCGTATCTTTTCGGGCACACTGGTCTTTTAGAGACAAATGGTCGTATGTATATACATCGTTGTCCTCTATGTAGTAGTGCCGATAGTCGGTGTTGTAGACTTCCTGACGCTTCAAGTCTTTTGCAGTTTGAAGTTTTTCTTCCGGTGTCGGTTCGGGAATGGGTGTCAATTGCATATTGAACACTTCTTCTACGGATGCACCTTCGTTTGCCTCTTTAAAGGCAATCTGTTCCTCTGTCAGCAAAACGTACTTCCCTGCAATATAATCCTCCCATGTCGTGCCGATATCGTTGTTATTGGCATCAATTTTTTCCGGCATTGGGACGTAGATACGTACTGCATCCTTTTGTATGTATAGATAATTATCCATATTATTTATATTTGAAATAATGTAAAACTATAATTCCAGACCCTCCGTAAGTTGATTTTTGGCGTGAAAAACTATTCCTGCCACCACGACCTCCGTCTCCTCCGTTTCCTGTATTATTAATTCCGTCTTTACCTATATCGCTATCATTTCCTCCTTCTCCGCCAGATGCATATAACTTATCGTTGAATGGACATTTAGTCGTACTCCCTTGTCCATATCCGCCTAAGTAAGAATAATAAGTACCACCATTTCCTCCATTAGTTCCACCCTGTTGATAAGGTGCGCCACCACCTGAGCCGCCATTTCCTCCATGAGCTTTTTGAGTCTCTGGATTCCCTGTACCATATAACCCACCTTTACCACCTTGGGCACTATATGAGGTATTTATAAAATATGAATATTCACCATCCACACCATTTGAATCTAAACTATTATTCGATTTACCCTGTCCTATTTTTACTGTTAATTTTTGTCCAGGAGTGACCGATATCCCATAATATACTTTTGTATATCCGGCTCCGCCACCTGCCCCTGGATAATAACTACCGCCACTACCTCCACCTCCGCCTGCTCCAACTACAAAAGCATCGATAGATGTGCATCCGGAAGGTACTATAAATGTCCCGGAAGATGTTAATTTTTCTACAACTTCAATTAAAACCTTTTTCCGTCCTATCGTCCTTCTTCTCAACATATCAATCCTTCTCTTTAACGGTTATTGAATACATGACACCACTCGTAGCGATCTTCAAAATGGACATCTCGAAAGGCACGCCGGAAGTAGTGGTAATAGAACTACCGGACATTGATCTAAAACTGCCAGTAGTAGGGATGGGCTGCGTAAAAGAAGCGGTAGGATTACAATCAAGATATATCTCTTCGCCTACATTCAATGCCCTTGCAGACTCATTTATCGACAGGTTTGAAGCGGAGGATAGGGTAGCCTTAACCAACCTCTTGCTTGTCGGTATATTCACAAGAGTGGTGACAGCATTACTCCCTGTGCCGAAATTTACTATATCATCCACCCTCTTCTTGTCCTCCGCCGACATATACCCCGCTGTGGCGGAGGTGGCGGTAGGGGGAGTGAGGTATTCACCGTTGTCGGAGAGGTATTTTGTACCGGAGCCAGTATTTTGTAAACTTTGTCGATTAGATACCAAAGTATAGGTCTTGTCACTCTTATTAATAATTATGGCTATTATTGTCAACCATATAGAACGATCACTGGGGTCTACCGCTAAAATATTTGTTGTAATACCATATATTTCAGTAGAATTATTAATTGTTATCGGGCCAAATCCATCAGGGTTAGTCTCAATTCTTGCTGTTGTTATTCCTTTATTTACTGCATCAACTACCTTTTGATAATTTTCATCTGACAATGTACCATTCTCCTCTGGGAATAAAGTTGCAACATCCAGATACTGATTGCTCGCCACTATCTCCGACCACGCCCCATTGTTACGCCCGTAGGTTTTTCCGTCTTTTGGAGCATCTACCGTAATAGCCGCATCTTCTCCTGCTGGGCCTTGCGGACCTTCTGGACCTCGATCTCCTTTATCGCCTTTCGGGCCCTGTTCTCCCGTAGGACCTTGAGGGCCAGGATCGCCTTGAATACCCTGCAAACCTTGAGGACCTATATCACCTCTTTCACCTTGAGGTCCTTGAGGACCGGTATCACCTTTGTCGCCTTTTGGACCCTGAGCACCTTGAAGCGGACCATTGTTTTTCCACACGGAATTGATTGCATCATAAATATAAATGTCGTACGGAGCACCTTTACCAACGCCATAAGCATCACCAGCTTGTGGGGAAACTATTCCAGACTCTAATTCTTCCTGCGTGCTAAAATATCCAAGTACCTTAAAACCACTTCCCGTATCTCCTTTATCGCCTTTTACTCCCTGCTCGCCTTTAGGCCCAACAGGGCCTTGTGGACCAGTTTCGCCAATAGGTCCCTGCGGGCCTGTTTCTCCTTGAATCCCTTGTTCTCCTCTAAGACCTTGCGGACCAATATCACCCTTTTCACCCTTCAATTCTGCCTTATCTTCTTCCGTCAAATCAGAAAAATGCAATTTCAACTCGTCTTTCTGTTCCGGCGTTAGATCGGAAAACTTCAACTTCAAATCATCGTAAGGGACAAGTACACGATAAGCTGTATCTTCTTCACTGGTGTACTTCCATTCAATGCCTGTGCTACCGGTACGGAAAACAGGAGTATCACCGGCAGTACCTTTCAGATCGGACAAAGCGACAAGATTCTGCCAATTACCGTCCGTATAACGCCATTGGATATAGGTTTTATCCTGATTTACCTGCAAGAATACTTCACGTCCATCTACACCCTTCAAGACAGACAGAGCAACACGTACAAGCTTATATGTGCTACCCAATACCTGAAAGGCGGGAAGAGAGGACACACCGGTAAGTGAACTTACCTCTTCGTACTGCCCCGGATCTTTCGCCGTAGACGCAATCAAATCCTCCACCGCTGCCGCAATCTTCTGCAAGTCTTCCGGCGTGATCGTTGTCCCGTCTGATAATATGATATCTCCTGCTGCCATAGGTGTTAATCTATTATTGATTCAACTCGTTATAAATTTGTTGTACATCGTCAATAACCGTAGATACGATGTTTTTCTTCTCGTCGTTATTCAAGCCGGAATGGGTATAAATGTTCATTGTACCATCTACGGCTATGTTTATTTCTCCAAGACGAACTTCACCTTTTTTTAAAACTCCGGTAATATTTGTTGCATCTTTTCCCGTCTCTTGCGAAATGTTATATTGAATATCAACATCTCCTATTGTATTTTTATACACGGATCTCTGTATAGAAGATAACTTTGTCGCCATATTACTTTTCAGGATCTACAAGTTCAACAATCTGTGCATATACTCCGGCGGCACTATAAATTGTAGCAGCCTGTTTGACCATAACCAGTTCTTCTGGAGATAAATCAATTTCACCCGTAGAAGCAATTATTTTTTGACAAAGTTTATAGGCCTTGAATCTATAGTCGTTATCGGTATCTGCTTTCCCTGCACGTTCAAGCCCACCTCCGTTATACAATGCCTTTCCTACAAGATCATTTATAATTACAGGGCTTTTTACCGTAACAACTCGTCCGTCCTGCATTACTTTTTTTTCTTCTACTGCATCTGTTCCGTCAAACTCTTTTAAATTAATGTGAAAATTTACTTTCATAATTCTTTTTTTTAATTATTTTACTATAAAGGACTAATTCTTAGATAATTATTTGAATCCACATAAATTTCCCCTCTCCTGAATTTTATTTCTAAAGAATTCGGATCTGTGGGCCAAGCCGCATTCATATGTACAACCCCACCATATTGATATAGATTAAATACCAAGTCGTTTGTGGGAGAATTCCAAAAAAGACCGGCTGTTGACAATCTTATATTATACGCTGAATTAGGACCAAGTTTTAGATAGGCATAATTATTTTCTGTATCAATACCTAAATTCCCAACAAGAGTCGTATTATTGTAAAAAGATATAAGTCTATCAGAATTAGAAGGATTTATTGTCACTCTCTTCCCGTCTGAACTTGTTTGCAAAGAACCTGTTATTTGGGTATTCCCATTTATATCCCAAAAAATATTCTTCTTAGCTAACCATCCCGCACCATCATGCCCCAAACGTATAGCAGAATTTGCTCTATCTTCCCATGAGCTCCCCGCCCAAAATGCAGGACCTGTAATATCAGGAGACATACCCGCTAAACAGACAAAAGATGAATTAGAACCAGATCCCATTTCTATACGCCTATTTAACCTCATTTTGTTTGATCCAAAAGAATAAAATGCACCGGTTATATCTGTCACGGAATCTAATTCACCTTCAACACTATCAACTCTATTCCCTAAATTATTTATATTGATATTTAAACCCTCAGCCGTTTGATTAACAAAACTCTCACTTGCAAGTCCTTTTACAGAAGATGATATCTGGCTACTTGTCCAACTTGTTGTAGCATATCCAACTAAAGCTCCATCAACATAAGATCCCACCTCGGTTTGTATTTTACTACTTGTCCAGGACTGAGTAGCGTAATCCCTTCGTACAACTTGCTGGAATTCGTCATATTCTTCCTTAAACGAAGTAAGTTCTGCTTTATCTGCCTTTAAAGATAAAGAGGTATCATATTTAGTATAAATTTTACCGGTCTCGGCATCAACATAATCTTTAGTTGCACGTAACTTAATTTCTTCTTCGTTTTGTGTGATTTGAGTTTGTAGATGTACAATAGCATCCGCAATCTCATCAGAAAACAGCCCTACACCATAAATAAGTATCTCACCAGTGAACCTCAGTTCAAAATCACCTTTCCCGTTCCATTTCCCGACCTTAGACAGCTTTTGATAGCTGTCGCTTTCCGATAGCTGCTCTTCATGATACAACTCAGTTCCTGGAATACCGAAACCGCAAGAACCGGGACGGAGCACCTTATAGAACAAAGAGAAAGAATACGTCTTTTCTTCTTCTTCCGTGTGATCCGGGATATTCATTATAGCATTCTGCTGAAGGATATACGTGTTCCTTATTCGCAGAACGTTTTGACCGTTGTCATTATAAATATCGGCAACTTGATCCTTTTCTACATAGAAGCTACCGTCCAGCCAAAGATATTCTCCACCTACGTTGATAAAATGAACGTTATTTGCAGCTGTCCAATAGTTTGTATTCTGGCTGAAAGAAGAGTTTACAAGGATGTTACCTCCTTCGGCGGATATGTCGTTACGGATACTATCAATAAGGCTTTCAAACTTGCCGTTCATGGCAATAAAAGTCTGCTCAATGGTATCTCCGTTTTGAAGAATGAATGTCGAGTTTTCAACGTATATCCCGTTCAAATAAGCCCCATAACCAGACAACTGATCGCCTCTCTGTGTCCTGATTCCTGTCAGGTGTCCAATACGGGCTTTCAACTTGCCTTCGGTGCTGGCATCAGTAATACCATCGTACACATCGATAAATGGCGCACCGCTATCGGCCGTTGTTAGATATATCAATCCCTGCCGGTCCGTATCTTCATTGTTACCCCAACGAAGGGCAAAATCTCCGGCTTCCGGTTGCCCTGTCCCTTCTATCAGAGGAATAGCTATATCAAAATAGTCACTGTCCACACCGATACAACGTCCGAAAAGATACTTGATACTGGTCGTTCCCGTCCGTGTCTGTATCCTGACACCGTCACCCTTACGCAGGTTCATAAGCATAAGACCATCCATATCGTCCATATAACAGCGATAACGGTCAGACATCACTTCTACTCTGGCTATTTTGTTGATGTCAGAAACAATCTGGCTACCTCCTAAACCGTAAATTTGGGAATAGACAATCTCGTAAGCAGTGAATGTCTTTCGAATAAAGAGGTTGTCCATCTCCCCGGTGGCCGTCGGTGTGTCTATCTGCCATCCCCAACCGGTAAAACCGGATGCAAAAGTTGGCGATCCGGTATTGCCCCCCACATAGATATCACTCCTCACACGAAGCGAATCCAATATGGCGGCGCCCGTACTCTGGATCTCCCAGCCTTTACCATCCCAGCCATCTATGAAAATGGAAGAGCCGATTTCTCTTTCAAAATGAATACTGCCTTTAGCTGTATCATTAACATCCTTTCTCAGATATTTCTTATTAAGTTCCTCTGGTGAAGCCCCACCGCCAATAATAGATCCTCCTGTAGATGTTGAACCTTCATTCCTTACATTATCAATGGCATCCCAAATCTTATCAATCGTACTTGCTATAGGTTTATCGCTAAGAGAAATATCATATGTTGGAATTGATTCACCCTCTCTTATGGATAAACTCTGAATGATAATGCTATAATCAGTACCAAAATCCACATCGTATAATGGGAGCTTCATTCCTTCACGAATCAAATCGTGTAGATTCCCATTTCTGGCCATGTATATCTCATCCACTCCAATATTATAGGTATAGATAACATGGTCATGTTCCGCCAGATAAGATGTTGCAGCTTTTAATAACCTATCCTCTGCATATTCCACATACTTTTCCGGCATCTTGATATTAAGAATCACAAATCGATCACCAGCGGAAAGATTCTGCCCAGCATTGGGAACTTGAAAATCATCCCTTGTTGATTTATTAAGAGTTATATCATAATTGCCACTCTCTAACTGAACAACATCTACAATCTCAAACTCATAGCCAATAAGACTACCGCTTTTCATTGATATTGTAGCTGTTTCTGTTGTCAGGTAATCTTTGATATTGAAACCTATATTCTTGATTGTAATCTTGAAAGTGCCCTTTGTCTCTGTTTCTTTTGTTATCTGCTCGGCAGCAACCAGTTCATCTATCCTTCCTATATCCGGCAACTCTACCCCCGCTATAGAAGGATAGATATCTTCAAATACCATAGTGTACTCCCTAATCCCATAAGCCGGAAGATTCTTTGATTCAATATAGCTTTTACCCGTTTCAAGATACCCCGGCAACATTAAATTCTTTTTACCGGAAAAATCAGAATCGCGTTTATTGTAATCATCCGGTATATTACGTTCTCCTCCATAAGCGTACAACCGGGTTACTACTACCTCATCAGCATTAACATCCCTTTCTATTTGGTACAACCCGTTATTCTTGCCATAATAAAAGGTGTGGTCCAAAGATTCTTCTGGATAGCCGATTTTTACATTTCTTTTGGATATAAAGAAATTTAGGCCAAACTCCTTGTTTATCATTACAAGAGCATTCCAGCAAGACACATTATCTATTTCTATCTCTGCGTCCTCCGTTTCAACACCTTCATAAACTTCTATTTCCCATCCTGGATAATCTCGATCCATATTTGCTTGTATTCTTTCAGCAAACGTTTTTGCGGTTCCGACAAAAGAAAAAGAAGGACTTGGCTGATAATGATAATCATTGCCGTACGGCACATAGTCCAACAACTGGCAATTCTGCAATTCGATATCTATAGTCCTAAATATCAAATCATATTTGAAAGCATTTAAGGCGCTACCAAAAGATGCGCTTTTTGTCTGAGACGGCTCATAATCCAAATAGAACTCTTCTCCCCTATAAGTAATATGATCACCAATGGCAAAGTTTATAACAGAAGGAGATTCGAAGGAACAGGTTACAGTCCTTTCCCCCATAAATGAACCATTGTACTCTAATTCTTTGATTGTACAACGCTCTATTTCGCCCGTTTTGTCATAAATAATACACCCCATATCACCTTATGATAAATTGTTCTCTCGGTTTGGTTACTCTAAATTTCATTTTAAATACAGCAACATCTCCCAAACTACTATCGCTTGTGAAATCAAAGTCGCTAAAGCCCTTGAAATAAGCCCCTTTACATCCGGTATTTGAATATGGAGAAAAAATATTAAGCTCTAACCCTTCTGTTGTCATATATCTAAATACGGCAGCCTGTTTAGTCGGAAATGTCCCTTGAGCTCCTTTATACACCATAGATATCTCTGTGTCGTAGGCTTGTAATCTTACAACATCAGGGAAATAAACATCCTCGCCATCTTCATCTATCCAATCGCGAGATGGCAACTCTTTTGTTTCAAGAGGTAAGAATAATGGCACACTGGTTGTTTTAATACCAAAGTCAGCATACAGATCTTTTGTTTCGGATCCATTTGCTTTCTGGAATATTAGCGTATCTCTGTCTGTTGCCATAATATTAAAAAAGAGAGCCTACGATACAATGGCGTCAACCATTATACCATAGGCTCTCTTTGAAGCTCTTGTTTATTACAAAAGCAAATATAGATACAATCTATTAAATACACAAATATTATAGATTCAATTTATAATACATAATAACAACCCAGATAGCAATACCGCTATCTGGGACATCCAAACGTGATACGTTGGGTACGAAGCCCCAACATGCGGGTCTATGTTATTTATGTAGCAATATTATCTTCTTCCGTCAATTTGTTGCCGGCAATAAACAGCAGCACAAGTCCAATTATGTTACCTAAGAAATATTCGCTTTCCGATCCTGCCAGAAGAACCCCGGCCACTAACAGGAATATAAAGGATAATGCTTTCATGATGCTATTATTTTAGTCTCGTTATCTAATCCGACATATTGGTTGTCATATCTAATGCCCGTAAGTCCGAACGGGGTTTTTTGTTCACCCCAGCATCGCATATTCAATTCATTAACTAATTCCACAATATGTAAAAGTGAATCTATTGTAAGTCTGTTTCTCTCAAGATCGAACTCCTCTGTTTTGAGTATATCCTGAATTAAACCCAGCAGACAGGATGGTAAACAGAATATGCCGGCATCATCTAAAATATTTTTGCCAAACTCTGCTAATACCCCTACTTGATCTGCTGTAAGACCTTCGAACTTTGTTGCTAAATCTTTAAATTCCATGATTTTGTAATTATTTTTTGGTTTATTAATTGGTATAATATTGGCTGTCCTGCATTATAAAGGACTGCTGAATAGGTATGTATGTAAGGTTTATTCTATAGCTGCTATTTTCCCGTCAGATGGATTTCCGCCAAACAGATGGTTGATGTAAGCCAGCCCCTTTTGCGTGACAAGAATTTTTGTAACAACAAAACCCGGATGGCTGTTACGCTCAATGAATTTTTCCTTCATCTCAAAATACCCGGCATTGACAAACCGTTGCTTCGGCTCGTTCCGGTTAGAGAAGAATACGCCTACCTGCCTTAGCTTTTGGAATAGTGTGTTGCGTCCAAACCCCAGCTTTAGGATTTTAGCTGCCATTCCGATATCGACTTTGTCGTCGGTGATGAAGGCGGCATCTGCGAAGTCGGCTTTCGGTTGGAGCTTTGCGATCTTGGCATCCTTTTGCTGATTGTCGGCTTCAAGCTGTTTCAGCCGTTCTTCCCGTTTTTCAAGGGTAGCCTGTGCGATAGTAAGAGCACGAGCCATGATTTCCTCTGGGGTATCGTCGGCTTTGGTAGCGATGTAGCCGCCGGTCTTGCGGATGGATGGGATTACTTCTTCACATACCCAATCTTGGAATTGTTCTGCGTTTGGCAACTTTGACTTCATGGTAAGTCTATACATATCCGATTCGGGAATAATATTTATGTAAGTCCCTTTATAGGAAGGGTGTTCCATTTTGGAACAGTGCTTGCAGTGGTCTAAAACTGCTTTTTGGGGAACTGCGTAACCTAATGCTTTTGCGACATCACTTGCTACAAACATAACTTGACCGCTTGTTATTACGGTACGCACTTTCCCAAACACGGGAGATTGGAATAATTTTAACTCTTCCATAACAATTAATTTGAACAATAAAAAAACTGCACTACGTGTTGTTCAAGCCTAATTGCAAGCTCCGGGATGTTTCCAGTGACCCGACACGGTGCAGTAATATCTTTAATACTCAAAAAGATACACAAGAATATGTATAAATACAAAAATCGCTGACATAAGCCAGCAGTAATGTACCGCAATTAGTTTGAACACCGCAAATATGGGAACAATTTTGTAATTATCAAAATTGTTCCACAAAAATCTTCAAAAAAATAAGGATTCAATAAAAATTTTACTACTTTTGTAAAGTACAGTAAATTTTTATTGATTAAAAATGATGTAGAAAATGGAACTGACTGGGGACCTAAACTTTTTATCTGAACTTATTAAGATAGATCAAGAGTCTTTCGATGAATATAACCTAAACATATCTGAAATTTCATTTGCAAAAGATGAAAGATATGACGATGATTTACATATTTATTTTAAAGTAGAGGTTGTTAATGGAGCTAATTTAGCTAATGGAGTTTTCATTATAATTGTCTTCTATTCAGAAGCTGATAAAATTGTAATGATTAGATCTAAATCAATAGAAAAAGAAGAATTCCATAAATTTGATATCATAGATGAAGTTATCTCATTTAAATCCTACAAAAGAATGATCCAATTCTGCAATACAACAAAAAAGATTTTAATATATGTTCGAAAATTAGTATAATTATGTCTTGGTTCGATTTTTTCAAAAAAAAAGAGATTGCAGAAATTGATTCATTAAAATCTTGTTGTCAAGATTTTAAAAATAAATATAATGATTTATTCAATAAATATCAACAAGTATCCTCTGATTTAAATTATGAACGTATAAAAAGAGAAGAAATATCTGACAAATATAGTTGTATTATAGATATTGAAGAACACATAAAAGAAATTAAGGATAAAAGCAAATTTGAAATTGATTCTTTATTTATTGAAAAAAATGAATTGATTCATGATATAGAAAATAAGAAAAAAGAATTATCTGAAATAAAAAAACAGATAGAAAATAAAAAGACAGAAATTATTCAACTTGATGACCAAATCCTATTACAAGAATTCGGGTTATATACTCCTATATTTAAATTCTCTTCTTCTGAAAAATTTAAATATAAACTACAAGAAATAAGAGAAGAACAAAAACAAATGATAAGAAATGATATGGCTGCATTATGTAGCCAAGAGTGGTCTGTAAATGGGAGCCTGTCAAAAGGGAAATTGTTTGCCAAAAGGAATATAAAACAGATCATAAGAAGTTTCAATAACGAGTGTGATGTTCTTGTAAGCAAAGTGAAGTTTAATAACGTAGAGGCATATATGCATAAGATGATGAAATCCTATGATGACCTAAATAAATTAAATGAGCCTAACTGTATCTCAATAACACAATCATACCTAAATTTAAAGTTAAAAGAACTTCGTTTAGCTTACGAATACTCATTAAAACAGCAAAGAGAAAAAGAAGAACAACGGGCTATTCGGGAGCAAATGAGAGAAGAGGCTAAATTAACAGAGGAAATAGAACTAAAACGAAAAGAAATACAAAAAGAGTTGGCTCATTATAACAAACAGATTGTAAGAGTGGAAAGTCTTTTATCAAAAGCTCCTGACGAAGAGAAAAAATATCTTAATGATAAAAAAGCATATATAGAAGAACGTTTATCGGAATTAGACAGAGAAATGAAAGAAATGGATTACCGAGAAGCAAATAAAAAAGCTGGCTATGTATATGTTATATCAAATATTGGAGCATTTGGAGAAAATGTTTATAAGATAGGGATGACAAGAAGGCTTGAACCTATGGACCGAATTGATGAACTGAGTAATGCTTCTGTACCTTTCCGTTTTGATGTACATGCTATGATATTTTCCGATGATGCTCCTAAATTAGAAGCGGCTTTACATAGAGCTTTTGATGATAAAAAAATGAACATGATGAATAATAGAAAGGAGTTTTTCCGAATTAGCTTGGATGAAATAGAGAAAGTAATAAAAGACAACTACGAAAAATCTGTGGAATTTAAAAAAATACCAGTAGCAGAGCAATATCGTGAAACACTACGTATGTTAAGCATGGATAAACAAACAAATGACTGATTGTTATAATGGGATTATCGCACTTTCATTATAGAAAATATACACTAATAGGTATTTATTTCATTAGATAACCCCAAGAATCCATTTCACAACAGCCTGCCCGGTCAATGGAGTTCTTATGCCTCAAAAGTTGCGTTGCACGAACAATTTCGGGAATGGCAAAGAAAACCCGCAAAATATTTGTTTTCCGCATACAATACATTACCTTTGCGATACAATATAATACAGAAGTAATATGGAAGCAGTAATAAGAAAGCAAACATCGTTCCGTTTACGTGAGGACTTGTTGCAAATATTGCAGGAACAAGCCAAGAAAGCGAACAGGAGTTTGAATAATTTTGTAGAGAGTACCTTGATGGACGCTGTATACTCCGAACCGAATACGGAAACGATCGCAGCTATAAGGGAAGCACGCACGACCAAGAATAAAGAAACGTTCGACAGCGTGGATAGTTTGATGGAGGAATTAATGAAGTGAAAAAGAAATTACACCCAACAAGCCAGTTTAAGAAAGATTTCAAACGTATTCAGAAATTCCCCCAAAAAATCGCAGCTTTTGAATATATCGCAAATCTACTTATAAATGACCATCCGATTCCACAAGAATACAAACCTCACATGTTGAAAGGTGAGTATAAAGGGTGTATGGAATGCCATATAGAAGGGGATTTTCTTCTTATTTGGATTGACGGAGAAATAATCGACTTGCTTAGAATTGGTAGTCATTCCGAGTTGTTCGGAAAAAAGAGATAGACAAGTACAAATATGAATACATTGACTTATAAAGGTTATATAGGGTCTGTATCTTTCAGCGAAAGGGACAATGTTTTTTTCGGGAAGATAGAGGGCATTAATGGTCTTGTTAATTTTGAAGGAGAAAGCGTGCAAGAACTTACAAATGCTTTCCACGAGGCTGTAGATGATTATCTGGCGTATTGCGAGGAAGAGGGGATTGAGCCGCATAAGAGCTATTCCGGTTCATTGAACGTTCGTTTATCACCGGAACTTCATAGCAGAGTAGCTGTTCTGGCAAAACAAGCTGGTATCTCTATCAACGCTTTCATAAAAAAAGCTGTAGAAAAGCAAGTTGCAGTAATGTTGTGAATTATAGAGCTTTGAAATTATATGTTGTAAAGCATAAATTTTACTCCCAGGCCGTTCTCGGACGGCCTGGGGGGGGG